GTGTCGGAAATGGCCTGGGCGATCTCATCAAGCCAAGTCTTGTCTGAATCCGCTATGGTCGGCAGCACATAACCCGGATCCTCCAGCATGCCCGGTTTTAATGTCAGAAACGTACACATGTTTTGAACCAGGTTTTTCAATGTCCCATTTTCCAGTACAATGATCTCCTTGGCCTTGGCGTAACGAAGCTGATCGTAAGCCTTTACCTTGATGATCCCGCTCTCATCGCCGGCCACCTTAAAAATTTTACCGAAAAAAATGCCATCCACCTGATCATTTTCTGTCAAGCGGATGACATCACCGTTTTGTAAGGTAAGGCCATTTTTAATGTACGACACATCCAGGCTGCTGGCTCCATCGTTCAGAACATCCGACCAGGATACTCCCGTACACATATCGGTTATGTCATATATGTATCCTTGTGTCTCAACCAATACTTCCATAGATACCTCCTACGACGGAATGGTCAATACCTGACCGATCTGGATCACGTTGGGGTTGGCCACACCATTGGCCGAAGCAATCTTTGGGTACTGGGCACCATTGCCATAATATTTCTTCGCGATTCCCCAAAGCGTATCCCCTGACTGCACTGTGTGGGTCTTATTCTCAGTAACCGCCGGATTCTCTTGGGGCTGTGCAGTCGCATCCTCCTGCTTTACAACCGCAGCGGGAGTCTGTACCGCCACGTAACGCTTACTGCTCCCTTTGTACTCCAGCAGCGTCAGTGTCAGGTATTTATCGCCTTCCTCCCCCGCCTTTTCTATCGACTCTACGCTTTTCACAAGCACTTTCACGCTGATATCGTCTGTAATATCGTTCGAGGCGATAAACCGGATGGGCTTCTTGTTTTTCTGGGCTTTCCGGAACATTTTTTCGTAACGGTCTGCGTCCGCTCGTCCACCAGGTTCCATGTAATGGTACTTCCTACTTGGAAACTCTGCCTCAAAGCTATACTCTTCCAACTCACAGTAGGACGGAATGGAGACCTGCCCGGTTCCGAGCACCTGGTAAGTCTCCACGTTTAAGCTCCGGCTTCTTTTTATCTCTTCAGGGTTCACCGGCAATTTATATTTCTTGCCGGCATATTTGAAATACACCGAATAGGACATTTATGCTGGCACCCCCTCTGGCCCTGCGGCAATCATTTCTTTCAGTTGTTCGGCCAGATGACCGGTTACACCGTCCACATCCGCCTCCTTCGTGATCGGTCCGCTAAATTCAACCCGAATATTGGGTGCAAGGGTATTCTGCGAAATACGGGCCACATAATCACGCTCTGCAAGTTTCCTCATCCACTCAATGTCTTCTTCATTCTCTACCTTTACGGCCCCGCCTTTTCCTTTACCTTTTACTGTGGCTGGACTTCCAGATGTGGCAAACTGAGAAAAATCAAATTCTCCGCCAGTTCCATCCGGCGCAAAGCCAGAAAATAAGTTTGCGGCCTTATCTGCCAATCCCTCTCCCATGCCGTATCCTTTGTTCGCGAAGTCAGCCCCGCTTACAAAGTCTTTCTTTTTAACGATCTCTTCCCATCCCAACTCATCCTTTGCTTCCGCAGCTGCTTCTTCTATACCATTCTTGAAATTCTCGAGACCTGCTGAAATTTGCACATTCACCCCGGGAATTCTGTTGATAATGGTTTCAATAGATTTCGCCATCTCCACAACATAACCAATTACGGTAACCGCCAGATCGTAAAACAAAATTTTCACCGCGGCGATCGGATCCTTCCAGGCATTTGCGAAGAAGTTCACCACTTCCACAACACAGTTATAGATCATTATAAAATGGTTGATAACCGTGGCCGCCAATCCGCCAATCATACCACCTATAATGCCGGTTGCTGATAACGTTGCTCCAGTGAAATGGTTAATGGCTGCCACACCTGCGTAAAAGGCTGCGATCAGCAGTATAACGGCTCCTACGATCCACGTAATCGGGCATGCAGCGAGTGCCGCATTAAATCCTTCCTGGGCCCATATCAACATAAATATCGCTGCATATTCAGCCCAGTCAGCCGTTGCCTTCAAAGCCATCGCCGCGACATTTTTGAGCGTAGTGAGCCATGCTATACCAGCAGTGGCATTATACACCATCCATACCCCCGCAAGCCCTAATACAATTGGAGCAAGCCAGTCCAAATTATCTCCCACCCATCCGATACCGTCTAAAAGCACATCAAATCCAGCCGCCGCCATATATATAGCTGTTGTTAAATTCGCAATTGCCGCCTGACCCATTTCGGAATTAAGCATAGCATTAACCTTTTCAAATACATCTCCGAACGCCTGCATTCCGGTGTTCTTTATTTTCTGCCAGACATCCGCAAATGAAGTCTTCGTCTGATTGAACAGACTATTGATATCATCTGCAGCATCAAACATAGCTCCTTTAATAATGTCCGCCGTAATAGCTCCATCCGAGGATAGTTCCTTTAGTTCATCCTTGCCCACCCCCATGTATTTTGCGATTGCATTGGCCACCATAGGGGCACTTTCCATGACGGCTCGGAACTCGTCTCCTTGAAGCTTACCTGCAGCCATTGCCTGTGTCAGCTGGAGGAAGGCCGAATCCTGCTCTCCTTGGCTGGCTCCAGATACCTTTAGTGACTTCTGTAATAACTCAGTAAATCCCAGAGCCTCCTCATTACTTCCAAATGATTCTCCTGCAAGCATTTTCATCTTAGCTGTCGCATTGGCCATCTCCACGTAGCTGCCCCTTGACCGGTCAGCAGCAGCAAACACTGCCGTCTGCAAAGCCTTCTGTTCTTCCAGACTTCCGGTAATCATAGATAGCCGGGCACTCGTATTCGTATATGTATCTGTCAGATCCATACCTTTCTTTGCCGCTGCCAGGCTTACCACGGTGCCGATCAATTTCGTCAATCCGGTACTGGCCACCCCCGCCGCCGACGCTGTTTTCTTTAGTGATTTGTTATAGGCATCCGTTCCCTTACTCGCCTTCCCCACCGCAGCCGTAGCCTTATCAGTACCGGATATGATTTTATTCACCGTGCTGCTATATCCATCAAAAAGCTTGAACATTGCTTTTAAAGTGGCCACCGTTTTTCACCTCCTACGCTTTCAATTTTGCAGCGATGCGTTTCTCTTCCTCTACCCGTAAATCAATACTTGCATAAGTAAAGGCCCGTTCACGCTGCCCCATGGGATCATCTGCACCGCATATCCCAGCCAACACGCCGGCTCTTATTCCTAATTTTTGCAGGGCGAAGTGAGCATAATTCAGCTCTGCATCGCCCTGCTTGATCAGTTTTTTGCCTCTTCGATATCGTCATTGATATCGTCATTGATTCCAGACAGTTCCTTAACCGCCTCCCCCAGAGTAGTAAACTCACCGATCAGCAGCATCTTCTCCAGCAGCTTCGTCTTGCCCAAAACCCCATATGCTTTCTGCAGCTCGGCGTTTTCGAGATCAGGGAATACAACGCCGGTGGCCGCCAGGTCATGGCTATAACCAATCTGGTCAAACGTCTCATTCCCCTTTTTGTCCTTTTTCTTGTGCCTGCGCAGAATTTCCTCGTTCTCATCCTGAGTGATCGGGCGAATGATGAACGGCACCGCCTTCCCGTTTTCCTGGAATCGCTCCGACACGATGACCTCTCTGTTCTCTACCTTTACTGGGTTTAAAAATGCGCTTAAGCTACTCATACCATTCTTCCTTTCTTTTTTACGTATTTTTACGCATTTGATTGACGTACGTATTATTACGTGCTACAATAAAAGCATGATAAGGAAAGGAGTTCCATATAATGCCAATGACAGCACGTGAGATGATTAAACATCTCAAGGATAACGGGTTTGAAGAAGTCAGTCAGAATGGTTCTCACATAAAACTGAAGAATCCAGAAACTGGCCGTCAAACAATCGTTCCTTATCATTCCAAGGCTTTGAAAAAGGGCTTGGAGCAAACTATACTTAAGCAGGCTGGGTTGAAATAACCCGCCTGCCCCTTGAAAATTTTGGAGGTGAACTATTATGAATAAACTTTTTTATCCCGCCCTCTTCCATATCGCAGAAGAAGGAGGCTTCTGGGTTTCGTTCCCAGATCTTCCGGAATGTCTGACCGAGGGTGATAACATGGCGCAGGCTTATGAAATGGCTGTAGATGCCCTTGGCTTGGCCTTAACTTCCCGAGTGGAAGAAAAGCAGGACACACCAGCCCCTTCCGAGCCCAGCCAGATTTCGGTTGATCCTGACAGTTTTCTTGTAGTGATTGAGTTTGATATGGCTGCCTATAAAAAGAGAACGAACCCTCGCGCCGTCAAAAAAACTCTCAGTATCCCGGAATGGCTTAATGAAGAGGCCATGGAACTTGGAATCAACTTCTCCCAGGTTCTCCAGGAAGCACTTATTCAAAAAATCAACTCTCGTGCATAATTTAAGCCGTCCAAATGTGGGCGGCTTATCTCATATTCTCAGGCAACACATAGCTCTCCAACTCATCCACATCATCAAATGTAAAGTCCGAGTCGGTCGTATTTAAATCCTCGCTACCGTCCTCAAGGTAAACTACAGGCACCTTGGCAAGAATGCAGTTTCTCATAACCACAGTCCGCTTCCCGATCGTGGAAGCGGTATCCTCATTCGTAGTCTGAATGCTGATCTGCGGTGTCTTCCCTTCTTTGATATACTGCTGATAAATTGCCAACGCCGCAGGGCTGACGTTGTACATCGTAACGCTTCCTTTCCCCTCAGCCCCAACGACCTTGTGCTGCTTCATCCGGTGCCCGAGCAGTTTCTTGGCGATCACCGTAAATTCAATGTTGGCTTCGATCTTTGACAGCTCAAAGAAATATCGGTTCTGGCCGTCCACCGTGATAAATGCGCTCCCCTCGCTGCCTGTAACCAGATCAGCAATCTTTGTATAATTGTTTGCCATCTCGTGCCTCCTTATGAAAGATTGACGGTAATGTAGATCTTCTCCACGCTGTCTACCGGCTGGACTGCTGCAGTAATGACTACCGCGTCGGAATCCGATCCGGCAACAATAGACACGTCATCCGTTTCGAAGTTCTGAACAGCTCCCATGTTCTGCAGTGTGGAAAAGTAATCCACCAAAGACGCCTTTAACAGCGACCGGCCGTCCTCATTGTTGTTGACTTTGCCAATGTAATTACTCTCAAAAATGCTGGTAATGTCGTTGGCGATGTTATCGATGGTCCGGATCACGCGGTTTTTAGTGAACATTTTCCCCTTCTCCGGCGTGACCGTGGTTAGGGAGTTAATGTCATATACCGCCATAACATTTTGGGCGCTGTCGACCTTGAAAATGAACTTTCCGGCCTTAATCGCCGCCTCCATCTCCGACTTCGTCATGCGCGGTTCCACATCCACCGCGCCGCCGTACACGGTTCCAGTGTTGGAAGTTGTGATACTGGCGCCGGCGGTTGCTCCGGCCACCCACGCAGTCACCTGCGCTGCGGTTAGCTGGGTACCGTCTGACATCACCACACCCTGAGATACATTGATGATCCCCTCGCTGTCCCC